AACGCTGGATAGCAGCTATCTTGGCCGCCCTTACCCCACCACACGACCTCGTCAACATAGCTTTCGTCATCAAATGACACGCGTACGATGTCGCATTCGTAGATTTCCTTGCCATTGGCATCTTTCAGGCCGGTATATTGCTCCAATTTAAGCTGGCTATTGTCTCCAACAGGGCCATCATTTCCACCTTGCACATTACCATCAGCAGGACTAGCTTCAACCCAGTAAGCCTTGCCATCTATAAACTCTATACAGTCGACTTGTAGCATTTTATGCTGCGTTTCGTCCCACGCTCTAAATTTTAGTGTCATCATTCGCCCTGCTTTCCAAAGTGTGTACAAATGTTACTAATAGTTAGATTTTAGTAACTACACTTTAATCATCGCCATGATTATCTTTTACAGAAAACGTGCTTTCATAGCTACATATTCACTAGTCATTATTTTTTATATCCTCCGATCAATGCGCCAAGCGCTTGCATGACAGCGTCCTCGCTCCAAGTGTTGTTATCGAATAAGCTAAGTGCCCATTTAAGTGCAAGATTTTTCAACGTTTCTTCATAACAACTATCAAGTTTAACGTTTGAAGATGCTTGTGGCTTATCAGTAATTAACCGTGAGCAGTATTCTTTGGCCTTTTTCAAGTCTTCAATGCCGTTTTTTTGATCATAACGTTGAATATACTTGATAATGTTGCCAATAATAAATCCATCAACGTATTTCTTAGGCTTGGTTGCGTAAAGTTCTTCAATTAGGTCTTTGTAATCACCGTTAACCTTATAATAATTAGGTTTAATTGAATCGTAATCATCATTATTTTTTAAATATTCAACTATTTTAGCTGACGACATATGAATTTTATAGGAACTACCATTTTTTAAGCATATTTTAGCTTCGTTTTTTCCGGTATCGACAATCGATAAAATTTCATCGATTTTGATATATGAATCACCAGCAACGTCTGATAACACTAACATTTTTTTCATTTTTTCACCGTCTCATAATAGTTTTTTACCCATTTAACATTCTTTTTCATTCGCATACTGACTGATTTTATTCTTGACCCGCGCAAGCTTTCCAAGATACTTTTTTCTTTGTTGGTATAATAAAATCGGTTGTTTTTGCTAATTATTTTGTTTATTTTAACCATTCCCAACCCAACTCTTTTTGCTATTACTGTTGTCATAACTCCTTTTTGATAAAGCTTTAGTGCTTCGTTTTTGACTTCTTCTTGTTCATCTACTTTGTTGGCGATTGATTGGATTTTTTGTGTTAAATCTTGAGGCCAAAAGTCGCAGCTTCCATATTCATTTTCGGTTTTATACACCAAATCCATTAGTTCGTTATTTCTTGCCATCATTACCACCCATTTTCTTGTTAATCAGTTTGATGAAGCTGGGCCACGGCATGTCGTATTGCATTTTAATGCGTTTCAGCTCTTCCCAGTCGCTCGGAAACATGCGAATTTGCTTAATAGCTTGAACTTCTCGTTTCAAAATTATCACTCCTTTTCAAACAATAGTATATACGTATAGACGGAACATGTCAACGCCCACCTAATGATTTTATTACATAATGAGAATACCCCGACTTATACCCCAAATCTTTGCATAATTTATCGATACTACTTTTATAATTTGACGGGTCGGAACGTTTGAGCACACCGGCTGTTTGGATAACCGGATTTTTTCTTCCGCCAGATATTTTTTTTCGTGCTTTGAATATCTCATAAATCTCTTCGGGAGTTTTTGCTTCCGGTATTTTCTTCTCACTTGTACGCTTTATTTCTACTAGCTCTAATTCAGCCATTTTGGCCTCATGACGCTCTTTAGCGATGGAAGCTATACTCTTACCACAATATGGGCAAACACCGTTTAAAACGTCATTTTTCCTCATTGTAGCTAGGCAATTATCACATACCACAATGGGTGTGATTGCATGTTCCTTTGTGTGCTTAGGTCGCGGCGATAAGCTCCAATTGAAATCATCATCAGGTAGCCCTAGCCGAACTAAATTACCTGCACAGTCTATGATCTTGGCAACTTTGTTGGGCTTATATCGCATGCATCGCATAGACTGCTGGATATGCAATGATAACGAAGCAGTTGGGCGCGCCATAATGACGCAATCACAATCGGGCACGTCAAAACCCTCTGAAACTAAATCAACATTGCATAATACCTTTATTTTTCCAGCTTTAAAGTCCTGCATAATTCCATCACGCTGTGCTGCTGGTGTTTTTGCGTCAACATGAATCGCTTTTATTCCTGCTTTGTTAAACTCATCAGCAAACACCTCGCTAATAGCGATTGTAGGCGCGTAGAGGATAGCTTTACTATCAGGTGCATACTTCGTATAGTTCTCCACTACGTTGCCTGCAATGCCAATTTTGAAGGCTTTATTTACTGACTTCTTGCTATAGTCTCCACTTGACTTTTCTAGTTCGCTATACTCATACAAGCATTTAACGGTGTAAGCCTTATAAGGCGCTAAATTACCCCAGTCTATCAGCTGTTTTACCGTGGGCCCGACAATCATATCCGTATATGTTGGTTCGAATCCATAACCGCTTAGCCGCCATGGCGTAGCCGTAAAACCTATTCGGAAACTCTTATCAAAAAAATCGATTATGTCTTGATATGTTTTCGACAAAACGTGGTGGGTCTCATCTATACATATAAGAACTGGTGTTTTTAAGGTTTCTAACCTGTTTTTTGCTTTCTTGACAGTTAGTAAATCAATATTTTCAAGGGGTACTTCTTGCGAAATTAAAGTGTCTTTTATTTGATTAATTAGCTCATGGCGGTGTACTAAAAAAAGGACGTGATTGCCTTTAGCAACCGTCCTTTTAATAATTTCCGCAATGACCAATGACTTGCCAGAACCTGCTGGCGATTGCACCAACACGCCGTGGTTTTTGGCGAATGACTTTCTAGCCCCGTTCACCAGCTGCATTTGATAATCGCGAAGTGTTTTCATAGTTTAGAATGGCGAGCTCTGATTTTCTTGGACGTTATCACTAGAACCTTCGTCGCTTGACTTAGGCGATACTTCAACAATCATAATATTCTTACGCTTCTTGCCCTTGTACTCATCATCGCTAACAGATAGCGTCCAGTCCCAGTCATCAGCGTTCTTCATAATAAACTTACCAAAGCCATCTAAATTATTCTGAATATTTTCGACCATTTGTGAATCAATGATTCCGGCTTGATAAATTGGCGCAATCAAGAATGACAATGATTGATCGGTCTTTTGTTGGTCATCAGAAATAAACGCATTTGCTGTTAACTTACCGCTAATATCTTTGTTGTGTTCTTCAACCCCAGACACTCGGAATCCCATTTCGAAGATGTCGTACCCCTTACGTTCGACTTCTCCAGCGAAGGTTAAGCTACCCTTGTATAAACCAGCTGGTGCCGTTTGGTTCAAATTTACGTTGTTAATCCGGTTGTTGATTTCGTCTAATAATCCCATTTTTATTTGCCTGCCTTTTCTTGTTTTAATTCAATAGAATCCAATGCCATCATAATTTTGTTGAATGAAGTTTCCCGTCTGTTAGCATAAGCAATTTTTCTCACTAACGTTTCAGCGGTTATTCCCATTTTTGCACTTAACTCATCATAACCAACCCCCAATTCTTTCATGCGTTCTCTAATCGCAGCGCTACTAATCTCTTCTTTTGAATCCATCTTCTACCCTCCAATATACCTTTTTCTAAATGACTCAATCTCATTTTCAGGGCATGGGGAGACTTCAAGTATCTCTTCCATCAACTCTTGATCATTGTCTTCTAACGCTCTCTCAAGCGCCCAAAACGTTATGTTATTGCGTTCACCATCAACGGCGTTTTTGACGCGATTGATGATACCGTTTTTTCCTAACTCTTGCCGCTGTTCTTCCGCATAAGCTGGCTGCGCTGCACCATAAAGCTTGTTTGTGTTGTTACGATGAATAATGACGTTGCTACCACCAATAAAGAATCTGTGCACTGGATTGACACTAGCACGGTCAATAACTTCACCAATCTCTTCCGCCACCGCCAAACACTGTTCTTTCCATGACTCAACTGAATCAATGTGCATGTAAGGTATTAGAATTCGATAACGCAATCCGTTGCCATTTTTACGTGAACTCGGTGTTTCATAAGCCAAGAACGTTTTGTCAAGTTTAATTTCATCTAACGAATCAAAATTACTATGATCAATATCTAAAATTAATCCGTCTGAATACTCAAAACTCTCTTCACGTGAATTCTTGCTCATGGTCAAATTAATTAGCGGCTGTTCTTCTTTAGGAAGCTGGATCGCTTTTTCGATACATTGCTTTAAATCTTCTAGCGTCATTTCCTGAACGGTGGGTTTCTTGGTTGTAAGCTCTAAATAAGTCGATACTTTAATTGGCTTATTGTCATCTTCTTGCTTTCCGACCACAATATCAGATGACTTATAGCCATATATATGCTTTCTTTGGAAAGTAAAGGTTTTGGCCGGGCCCAAAGCACGTTTTATATCTTTTTTATCAAAATTACGTTTTAATTCTGATAATGAAGCCACAATACTTAGTCTCAAATAGGTTTTGATTTGATTATCCAAGTCATCTTCCTCATTAGTCCAGCGGTTTTTAATATCTAACAACTGGTTTTTATTAGATGATTCAACATAATGCAAAACTTCTTTGGCTGTTAGGTTGTGAAGCTCTTCTTGCTCTTCATCAGTAAACCCACTCATAGGATTATCAAGCCGGAGCAATGCGATTCGCTTATCGTTTTGAGTTTTCTTGAAAAAGGCTTCTTCCGTGTTGGTAGCGATAACAGTTGAGCCGTGGAAGAAATCCGACCAACGTTGCGACTGACTAGCTAACTGCAATGGCATGCGATCATTTAAAAAGTTTTTAATAAAGTCTTGGCTGATATGATTATTTTCATCATCATCATCAATTAATATCAAAAATGATTTTATGACTTGTGCATTCCACTGTCCTGCCGAGAATTCAAACTCTGGCCGATTACCCTTCATAATCGCCACTTGCTTATAGACTTGATAAAGCGCATTGATAATAATTGATTTACCTGTGTTAGAACTGAATCCAATCATCAAATGCTTTTTCAACCCCCGCTGCACGTTATCCAACGGATAATTGATAATATCGCTCCATACGCCACGATACGTTTCTTTTTCTAAATAAGCAATGTATTTTTCCAAAGTTGGTGACTTTACAGTGTTTTCGGTGTTTACGATTGAGCCAATTCCACTTGCTGGAATCGCTAACTCATTGATAATTGTTTCGAAAATTGCTTTGATTTCAGCGAACTTGTTCTTGGCAATTTTGAAGTTCTTGGTTAATGCGTCTCCCAGTTCCATATAATTGTATTCGATACCGCCAATTTCATAGTCGAAAATAACGGAATCCTGAACCCTAACTAGCCGAATAACAATAATTTGCTGCCCAATTTTAGTGACTTGGGTACTAATAGGATCATCGCTAGTTACACCTTTTATAGAATTGTAAGCGTCCCGTGCTAGTAATGGCAATTTATGGCTAATATCTGGGAACAAATTGTTTATATGATAATTTAAACTTTGATTTGCCACCAGCTAACCCTCCTATCCATGTTGCTTGCCATACTCAATGGCACTCCAATAATCCGAATTTTTAATGCTGGTTTTTGTAATGCTTTCAAAACGGTTTTTAATTAGTCCGTTGCCATCAGCATTCATAACAACGCTATACCCGTCGATTCCATTTTCAGTTCGGCTGACGGTCTTAGCATAGCCGCCAATCATATTAAATGCACGATTATTCATATCATATTCAATCGTACTTTTTGATGAGTTGGCCTTTTCGATTTTCTTTGCCCAAAATGTAAATAGAAAGTCTTTGTTCTGAATCAAACACCACTGCGTTAGTGTGTTTAGCATGCCTTGCAGCTTACCGTAGGCTGCCCGTGTATCTGTGTTGCCACCAATTTTACCTTTTTCCATTGCATCAACAAACGTATTTTGCAGCGCTGATAAATTATCGAAAACAATTAAATCGGCATTTTTAGTTAAATCTTCAACTTCTTTTACGAAGTCGTCGGAGTTGTTTAAATCTGCAAGCTCTGGTGAATAAACATCAAGATTTTCGACTCCATCAAGACTGGAATAACTAGCGTCAAAACTAAACACAACTTTATGTCCCTCGTAAGACTTAACCAAGCTGGTTTTCCCAGTTCCAACCTCGCCAATCACCACGAAGATGTTAGCACCTTTTTTTAAATCATTTATTTTTTTCATTGGTTATCCCTCGAATTCTTTAATTTCAATCAAATCATTTGTAAGCGATAAAAGTTCTTTTAATTCCTCACATTCATCAAGTGTGAATAGTGTTTTTACGTTAGGATTGTCCCAAACAGCGCCAGCAAAATACTTATGCCGTACTAAATCGTAACAGACCTTTTGCTGACCGCCTTGTGCAACCATGTTCCGTAAAAACATCGAATACAGTTCTTTGCGGTCTTCAATTGGCGTCATAGCATATTCAAAAATAGCATTTAAAACACGTTTGTTTCGC